GATAAGAGCATGAACTACGGCTTTGAACTTCCTGAGGGCACATGGATGATAGGGGTAAAGGTAGATGATGATAAGACCTGGCAAGCTGTAAAGAATGGCGAGGTTAAAGGCTTTTCAATAGAGGGATGGTTTGCACCAATGAGTGAAAGTGATGTAACTGAGAAAGACTTAGAGAAGCTATTAGCTGAATTAGCTGAGCAGCTTGAAATGAATTTGTAATTTTTTCCACTAATAAATATAACACGATGAACATGATTCAAGACATTCTAAACAAATTCACTCCGATGCTTAGTAAGCATGGGATAAAACTATCAGTAGAAGAGACTGCTGCACCGGAAGCTACACCTGTAGCAATGGCTGTAGAAGGCGCTTTAGCTGATGGTACTATGATCTACTCAAGTGCTGATGCATTTGCAGAAGGGGTAGATGTATTCGTAATGGATGCAGACGGCAACCCTACACCATTAGCTGATGGTGAATACACAATGGATAACGGTATGACTATCGTTGTAGCAGCAGGCGTAATTGAGTCAATGGCAGAAGCTATTACTGAAGAGCCTACTGTAGAGATTGAAGTAGAGCAGGAAGTAGCTGAGACTTACAGCAAAGAGCAGGTAGAAGGTTTACTTAAAAATGTAATCTCTGAATTCGAAGCTAAGCTTAGCGCTGCAGAAAAGCAAATCACTGAGCTAAGTAAAGCACCGGCTGCAACTACTGTAAAGCAGTCGCGCCAAGCTGCACCTCAAGCACCTTTAAACATTACAGCAATGAGTAACATCGAAGATAGAACTCGTGCTATAGTAGCAAGATACAAAAACAACTAAAAACAAAAACAAAAACAAAACAAAATGGCTGATAACTTGACCATCACCTCAACCTACGCTGGCGAATTAGCGCTACCGTACATTGCTGCAGCAGTTCTTTCAGGAGACACTATTGCAAACAACTACATCACCGTAAAGGAGAATGTAAAATACAAAGCTGTACTTAAAGTATTAGCTTCAACAGGATTAGTTAAAGCTGCAACTTGCGACTTTGACAACTCTACATCTGCTCTTACTTTAGAGGAGAAAGTATTAACGGTTACTGACCTTATGGTTAATATCCAATTGTGTAAGGCTGAATTTACAAAAGATTGGGAAGCGGCTCAAACAGGTCGTGGCTTTATAAACGATGTAGTTCCGGCTAACTTCTCTGATTTCTTAATTTCTCACTTAGCTGCTAAGGTTGCTCAAGAGATTGAATGTAACATTTGGAAGGGTAACTGGCCATCTTCAGGATTCACAGGATTCAACGGTTTACAATACTTAATCGATGCCGGTAAAGGTGGTACTCCTGATGTTGACTTTACAACTTCTTTGGATGCTAGTAACGTAATTGCTAAATTGCAGTTATGTACAGATGCATTGCCTGCTACATTGGTAGGTTCACCTGATTTAAAAATCTACGTTAACCGTAAGACTGCACAGTTATACCGTCAAGCTTTGGCAACTGTAGGATACTTGCAAACGTTCCAAGGTACTGCTACATTCCCACTTACCTTCAACGGGTATGATGTGTATGTTTGCCCAGGTATCTCTGACTCAGTAGTTATCTTAGCTACTCCTGCTAACTTAGTGTTTGGAACTGATTTGAATTCCGATTTTAACGAGGTGAAAGTAGTAGACATGAGCTTTACTGATGCATCTGACAACGTGAGAATGGCTATGCGCTTCCGCGCTGGTGTTCAGTACGCTGTACTTGGAGACATCGTTATCGGATTTGATAACTAAATAATACTCCTTTGTTAAAAGAGTGGGTTAGCTAATAGCTGCCCATTCTTTGCAAAGAATATTTAACTAAATAAAAAAAAATAACTATGAGCTGTCTAACTACCGCTGGCATATTGATCGCATGTAAAGAGGCGATTGGAGGCATTAAAGCCATCTACTTAGGAGATTACGCTACATTCGCAAACACTGCTACCATTAACGGCACAACTAATTTAGTTACTGCTCTTGCTACAGGAAGTGTTTACGAATTTGAGCTACCTAAGCACACAGGATCATTCACTGAAGAGGCTGCTATCAGCATCGAGAATGGCACTGTATATTACACACAAACAGTTGTGGCTATGTTTCATGGCATGACTGCTGCTCGTTCACTGCAACTTCAAAACATTTCTAAAGGTCGTAACGTATTATTCGTACAGGATAATAATGATAACATTTGGATGTGTGGCTATAAAGATGGAGTAGAGGTTACTGCCTTCACTACAGCTTCAGGAACTGCAAAGGGAGATATGTCAGGATATACAATTACACTGACTGGCGAAGAGAAAGATAAAGCATACTTGTTAGATCAGGATGCAGGAGATACTCCATTCCAAGACTTCGCTACAGTTACTGTAGTACCTGCATCACTATAAGTAAATTTGTGCTATATTTAAAGCATGATTTACTTACTTAAAAATACAGCAGCACAGCTCCTCTACCTTTCGCTAAAGGAAGGGGAGCTTTTGCTTGCTAATACCTATACGCATTACTTGTTAGAACTAACTAACGAGCAGACACTTGAGAAGCTTTATGCTATCCCAACACAGATAGCTCAGAATGATAGGTATACTACCATTCAGATTGGCACCAATGCCAACACACCAACAGCTGCGAGCCTACTAATTAACTACCCAGCTAGATTCAGCTACATAGTTTATGGGCAAAATAGCTCCACTAACTTAGATCCTACAGATGCTGTTGTAGAAGGGGTAATCCAAATGGGTTATTTAATAGTAGAAGATTTAACTACTCCCCGATTTACAGAGCCTAACCTAACCATAGATTCAGATATAGCCTACAATGGATAAGATTAAACACGCAGCACCAATGTTGGTGAATCTTGGCGCAGCAATGCCTCAGGAAGCTAACGAGAAAGAGACTCCTAAAGGATGGGTAACATTAGGCGAGGCTAACTCATTTCCTAATTACTTAATAGATTTATACTACAGCTCACCGGTGCACTCTGCATTAACTATGAGCATCGCTTTCATGATAGCAGGCAAAGAGATTAAGAGTAATAATCCTGCAGCACAAAGAGAGATAGATAGACTTAAACTAAATAACATTAGACGGCCTGTAGCTTTAGATGCTAAGATGCAAGGTGGCTACTACTTAGAAATTATTTGGAGCGTAGATAGAAATAGCATAGCTAAAATTAACGAGCTGCCTTATGAGAATTGCCGTTTGGCCGTTGCTAATGATGAAGATGTTATACCTGGCATTTATTATTCTAAAGATTGGAATGATATGCGCAAAAAGAAGAACATCCCTGTATTTATCCCGATGTATAACCCTACTTCAAAAGCAGATGAGCCTTCTCAGGTGCTATTTATCGGAGTGATGACACCAGGCAGCGCTTACTATCCTAAGCCTGATTACTACAGTGCTATCAATTACATAGAAATTACAAGAGAAATAAGCGAATTTTATAGAGCTTTCTTAAGTAATGGTATGGCACCTTCTTACATGCTGCACTTTAACAATGGCATCCCTGATCCTGAGGAGCAGTTAGCTATCCGAAGAAATTGGGAGACTATGGTAGGCGCAAGAAAAGCAGGTAAGGTAGTATTTACTTTTAATGAATCATCAGATAGAGCACCGCGTTTAGACCTTGTTCCTATGACTGATGCGGATAAGCAGTGGCAAGAGTTAAGCACTCAGTCAAGAGAGAACATCTTAGCAGCTCACCGCGTTACATCTCCTCTCTTATTTGGTATTCGTGATGCAGGAGGATTAGGTAGCAATGCCGATGAGATGAAGCAGGCTTATAGAATCTTTAATAAGAACATTATTGAGCCATATCAAAAAATTATAACAGATAGCTTTGAAGAGATATTTAAAGGTATGGGCATTGTGGCTGATATTTATATTGAGTCTAATGATATTTTCGGTGAGGAAATCACTGCTCCAACTGTTGCACAATCTGCAACAACTCAACTTTCTGAAGAAAAAAAAAAGATTAATTTAG